AACTCTAGACCATCTGTATTCTGCATGAGTGACTGACCCTCTGGTATACGAAGACTAATCATCTCATAGAGCATACTCAGCAGCAACTGACCATTGACAGTGATTCTGAAGGTAAGCTCTGGGTCATACAAGAAGCTATGCTTGCTCTTACTCAGACCATATGTACTATTGAGGATAATCTTGAACAGATAATTAAGCGGGTTCTTCTTATCGTACTTCTTACGCTCTTCAAAGAACCACTCGTACAACTCACAGAATGCTTCGTTGGGTATGTGCTCAGGACTCCACTTGTTCCTAATAGCAAGGTTGGGATAGAAACTCGTGACATCTGCGGTCACAATAACCCAGTCTTCATTGGATTCATAGGTTCCAGACTTGATACAACCATGGATACCACCCAGTGCATATACAGTATCTACACCCTTATACTTCATGATATGCTGTGGACCCTTGATTTTACCATCATGAATTTCGATGGTCAAACCTTTGAACCAAGAGAGCATGTTGTTGAATTCTGGTGTTTTAAACTTTACATAGGGTAGTATTAGGGGTGATACATTGACCTCCTTGCGATTAGTTCGTAGGAGTTTGATTATCTTGGCGTCCTTCTTAAGTTTTTTAGATAGAAAGTGTACAAAGATTTCTTTACTGATTCTTGGTTCACTTGCAGAGTACAAGTTGATACCATATTCTTTACTCAATTTACTACGCAGATTGATTTGCTTCTTCATGTTTTCATCCAAGAAGATAGCTTTGGTACTTTCTACGTCATTAATGCAATAGCTTATTATCTGTTTTAGGGTATCAATACCAATAACTGGTTTGTAGTGTGGATGTGGCATTTCTTCTACATTATACCAATCTATACCATACTGAACCCACTTAAGACTCGTACGCTTTGCTTCATTGTCCCAGTGGTTGAGCTTGAATATATCCAACTGAGGGATACTCATCTTCCACTCTGGATAGTCCTGCCACTCACCTTTGTTACTCTTATTAATTACTTCCTGTGCATATAAATATATTTCCATGGTAAACTCATCAGCATTCATCGTAATATACCGATGAACATTTTTGAGTATGTGCTCTATAATCTGTGCATCAAATGCTAGATTGTTGTAGCCAAATAACCAGGATTTATCTTTTTTACATTGTTTTAGGAAATCAATTAACTGTGGTAAGTCATTTTTGAGTGGATGAACTACGAATACTTTTTTAGTAGATTCTTTGTATGAAATGAAAACCCCGACAAAACAGTTTGTCAGGGTTTCCAAGTCATATACCCAATGATCTTTAGACATTATAAACTAGTTGAACCCTCATAGATAACAGGATTTTCTATTTGAGGAGTTATAGCACTTATGAAACCATCAGCTTTTACTTTAGCGTCGAAACCTGCAAAATGCTCTACGAATTTGAGAATGTCCTCTTTATCTTCGAGGTAGTACTCATAGTATGTATCTGCTAACCTGCGTTCTTCAGCATAGGGTTTACCATTCTCACGAGGAGTTTTAAGATACATAACATCACCCTTCTCATTGAATTTAGGCAACATCTGGTAAGTTTCTTTGCACTCCTTGCTGATAACAGCTAATACTTTTTGATCTGGGTCATAGATTCCCTCGTTGTAAGGACAATCAATGTGCGTTGGGATCAACTTGAAAGTCTTCCCTTTGTTCCACGTCGAGTGGATTAACATCATCATATTTGACATTTGGTTTTAGTTTAAGTGTTTCTTTATCAAAATCTGGTTTGTCACATAGCTGACCTGTTACCAAAATATGTTCTTTGTCTACATTCAACATTTTACTGTAGTTTGTAATGTGACTTTTTGGAAACAGGAAACTTTGGATATATGCCCACTCTGGAGACATATGTCCGTAATACTCTCTAATCCTAGTTTTAAGTTTCTGACTGAGTTCACTATACTTACCTTCAATGACTTTTTGATAGTCATCTCTAATAAGATGTAAGTCGAATGTAGCAGCTACCTTGTCTTCATCAATTGCATAGTACTCATCAAACATAATATTATTCATAATCTTATGTAAGAGGAATTCATCCCAATCAAGGTCAGAGTAGTCTTCGTAGATACATATTAACTTGACATCTTCCAAAGTAACCATGTTTTCCCACATCAAATAGCTCTGTATGGGTGTGAACTTTTGGTCTTTCTTAAACCCCAACACAGGGTATAAAAAAGTTCTAGATTTTTGAAAGTATTTGCTGTACGGTTTTTTAATCTGAAGTGGTGTCATATGATTATTTCTCTGTTTTCAGATATAAGGACACTAAATGGTGCACTGAAGTTTTTATCCTCGAAGTGACGATTAGCTATATGTAGTGCATCAGTTGTCATGTCCATGAACTTACCCATAGACACTTCACCTACCCTATACGCAGCAACATGCATATAAGGGTCTACAACTACAAACCTGAATTCAGTGGGATAATCTACACCAAAAGTTGTCTTCTTCACATTGTGTACAATCATCGTGTACATCGCTGCTTGAAGCCAGTAGTTGTATGCTTCGATAGACTCATGGAACCTACTCAACGCTTTAGATGTCTTCTTCAGATCATTTATGCGTATGACTTTGTCCTTGTGATCCACTACAATATTATCCAATATTCCTGTAATACCAAAGGGATAATCTGGGAAACATGCTAGTTGCAACTCATTATAAACCTCTTGAGAATCAAGCTCGTTGAATCCCATCAAGTCTCTAATGTGTTCTTTGTTCATAATCTCTTCTTTCAATCTCTGTGCAAACTTCACCATGTCTTTATCCACCACGATTTTCTTAGCTGATGAGAATAAGAACTGCAGATACTCCATGTTCTTGGAGGTCATGATCTTGTCTATTCGCTGGTCATCAGTCTTGAGACTTTGATACAGGTTCTCATCTTTAAGGATGTCCAATAGAGCAAGTCTGATATTCTCCAGATGTGCAATCACCGTAGCTTCATCTACAATGTCAGGATATGCTTCATTGAGATGAACCTTGAGACGCTCCATCACTCTTTTGGGATTCTCACTAGGAAAAGAGTCAGGTAGCACTACAAACTCATCATCAAATTTCTCTGGTGTAAACAGCATACAGTGGAGCAATCTACCCTCAGCCATACCCTTGTCTACAACATCATCGCGTTGCTTGAGAATATAGTGCTGATAAAATGCACCAGGGCTATACAGTAATTTGTTTAGCCCCGAATACGACATCATAAATGGTGTTGCGAAGAATTGATCTTCAAGCTTTAATCTTTCTACAAGATCTAGTTCATAAATGTTTAATGGTTTCATTGGGTTGATCTTTTAACATGGTATAACCTTCGCAAAATGTTTCTAACACTGCGATGTAGACTCCTGGATTACTTTTATCAAAACTCCAATAGTTACCATTGATGTAAAGTGGTGCAGGTAGTATTTCTTCCACATTATCATCGTCAATCCAACCAGCTTTTGTCATTTCGTCTTGTATAGTTTGAGCAGGATTGATAAAATCCCACTTGTGTCTACTAGCTCTTACGAAATGCAATCCTATAAATATAGGTTTGGTTTTTCCTTCCAAATAAGATCTAAAATCAGATTTGTAGGAAGACCAGTATGCTGCAGTTGATTTGCGATATTTCTGTGTTGCTTTACTTGCGATAAATAATCCTGACCTAGTTAGAACTCTACTATTTTTACTCGATGGTACTGCTCCTGGAATAAAGAATAATCCTTTCATAATAGTTGTTTGATAGCGTGTCGAACAAGTTTTGCACCTAGTTCTCTTACCGAATCACTGACATCTTTCATCAGTTCTAAGTGCAGATATGGTATGTCGTACAGTGTTTTGTACTTTTTCATAGCTTTAATACCTGCTTCGTCGTTATCAAATATAGTGTACTTTTTTGGATATAGTTTTACCCACTCACTTATCTCATCAATTCTAGAAGACTCACCATTAGGAGCAATAAAATCACCTGCAAATCCCAAGGATTCCATGCTCATCATGTCTTTGAGAGAACTACAGATAAATAATGTATCCTTGTTTTGAATTTGGTCCCATCCCTGTATGTAATTAAACACAGTCTGGAACTTGTATTCGCTGTACGGTCTGTACAACTTATACAACACACCGTCCTGTGTAAAATAACCATACATAAGAGTACTACTCGATTCAAATATCTCCTGACCCCTCTCCATTTTAATTGTACGAAGAGGTCTGACATTATATTTATTGAGTAGTTCACTTCCTATGTTGTATGGAGACCAAAATGCTACATCGGATTTGTTCCAGTTTCTAGATTGATAATCAATAATTTGCCACTTAGCTACATCTGTAATCACGGGTTCGATATATACATCGTGACCACATAAGAACTCTCGATAGTCGACTAGGATTCTTTTACAAGCATCATCAAAATCGAGGTGATATAGCTGTTTGACTAACTCAACTGAATTACCTTTAATACCACTGCTAAAACAGTTGAACCAGTATTTCATGAATCTGGTATTAAGATAAATAGACATACTTGGATTAGTGTCAGTAGGATTGAATATACTCTTAATCTTGATATCCTGTCCTGTTAGTTTTACAGGAAGTCTAAGATAGAATTCAAATACCCAACTAGATGGTATATCACTAATCAATAATGCTGTTTTTCTACTTGAGAACATAGTTTATTGTGATATAAATGTAGAAGGGGGATTTCTCCCCCTCCGACACAAAAACAAAATTAACACTTAGTCTAAGTCGAGATCAGAAGAACCATCGCGCCCACTGAAAGATGTTACATCATCAGAAGGTTTCTTCTTTTTAATATGTACAGATTCATCAAACTTAATGAGTCGTGTGGGCTGCACACCCTCTTGATAAAGCTCAAATCCTGATTTGTTCTTTTCGTATTTTACTACGAACAAACGATACTGCGTGTAACCAGCTTTGTTCTCATACTCAGAACCACCGATGCACCAGTGAATCCAACGATCTTTATCAATTAGATATGCTTTGGCATTTTCCAAATACTCTTGGATAGTATCACCACTGATATCTTTCTCACGCAAGATGTCTGCAACTTTGATTTCTTTAGCAAAACTCCACAACCAACGAAAAATCATATCTTCCTTTGTAGTTGTTTTACCTTCTTTATTGGTATAGTCACTGTACGAATACTGTTGAGTCAATACTTTTGCAATCTGACCTTGGTATGTACCCAAATCAGGAACGTCTTTGTCAATAGGTAAACCCTCGAAACCTTCACCAATAGGTTTAGTTTCAAGAGATAGAATTAGATTGAATGCATTGGAGTCATACGGAGGTACCTCCAATGTCATGTCAAGGACTCGTGCAATTACGTTACCTGGTTGGATAATTTTAGGAATGCTACTTCCTTTTACTTTTTCATCTGCATTTTTGCTGCTAAACATAGTTTTAAGTATTAAGTGTTAATCAATGTAAATTTTATCCCAATGTGTTTGGATTTCTGAATCGGTAATCTCGGATATGATGATTTCTTGATTTCTCAAGTGTTGTGGTCTTGCACCACAAGATATTTCATCGTTAGTTTTAAAACTAAGGATGTTTTTATCTCCCTTTCGATAAAGATAACCAATTGCATCAGAATTACTAGCTGTTATGCGTTTAATTTTACCAGTAAGATCTAAGTCCATGCTATTAAATTCAGAACCAGCTTTTTCCAGTAATATATCCCGCACGTGACCTACAAGAATAATCCGTGGAGCAAGTGTACGTATATAATCAATAACTTTCATGTATGCAGTGCGTAACCACTGGTAACCTGCACCTTGAGGCATATTGATAATAACACCGTATTTGGGTTTACCTTCACTGAACCAGTTTTTACCCATGCTAGACTTTGAGTACAGATCTTCTGCATAAGCAATACAGAATTCTTCAAGAGCTGTTACAGTATCAATAGCTATATATTTGTATGGATAGTTAGCTTCCTTTATAGCTTTACCGATGTTCTTAAGTTCATCAATACTGTGTACTTTAAGTTTCAATGCATCTACATAATCCGAACCTTCTTCAAAGTCAAGTATCAAACATCCTTCGAGTTTTGACAATAGTGTAGTTTTACCAACCTTTGGTTTACTAAATATTATCAGCTCTTTTGGTGATTGGATAGCTGCTTTAATAGGTTTTAATGGTAACTCAATTTTTGTTTCTGCTGACATTGATGCTCTTTATTATCTCGTTAATTTGTGGTTTATCACTAACAGGATGACAGTGTAGTATGGCAATAAAATCTTTAATTGTTAATGCACTAAAGTTTTCATCCCAGTTTTCTACATCAACGGAACCATCAAAGTTTACCTCAGAAGTTTCTGTTTTCTTGATTGATTTCTTTGAATGTGCAGCAAATCCTTCTTTAGCTGGTAATGCTTTGAAATCATTAATTGGAACTGCGTACGGACCATAATTGTGCAAATTGATATTCTCGTAAATGTCAGAGTAGTTCTCAATCTTAGGTATGACATACAACTGGGGTTCTGTGCAAACATTACCCTCTACATCTATGTAGTCACTGTAGTCCTCATTGAATAAAACAAAGATGTTGTTTCCTTTGAACTCATAATTATTGAGCAAAAGAGTCTTGTACCTTGTCAAATTCTTTGTAATCATTACCCTGGGTAGTTCGTCAGCTTTAACCATATATCCCATACTTGTAAGCTTATCAGCTACAAGTGGCATACATCGTTCTTTAGCTAACGCCCAAGATTTTTTCTCATTTTTTTCTTCCATTTTGAACATAAGCATTGAGTTTAGAGTTGAATAATGTTACTTTTTGCGAAGTCTGCTTTGAACATGGTAAGACATGGTTCACCTGACCTAACTTTAAGAAAATGCACAGCAAGAGAATTAATGTCTACAGGAATTCCCTTCTTGTACATATCATCATCATGGTAGGGATTGGGTGGACCATACAGTGTAATACCGTATTTAGCAGGTCTGTTAATACCAATAAGAATATCAGTAAACTGGAGTAATGCATCAGCACCAAATACATCACTGTCTTTGACAAAATTACCTATGTTCGCATTTTTCACTCGGTCAGCAGATTCAATCTCACGATTCAACTGACTCAGTGCAATGTAAATAACAGGTAACTGTCTTCTTGTCTCAGCAAGCATATACCCTAAGTTATAGAGTATGTCTTTGTTTTCTTTTTCACTAGCACTTTTACGAAGCAATAAGCTATGGTCGATGGTTATAATCATCTTCTTTTCCTTAGCTTCGTAGAATTGGTAAATCTTTTCACGCATTTTTTCTACCGTCAAAGGTTTCTCCCAAGTATAGATTTCTCTGTACTTGTTATCCTGACAGTATTTATAAGCAGACTTTAAATCTTCGTCTGATACTTCTCCAGATACACTGGTGAGTTTTCTAACATTAATCCCTGTCCCACCACTGATCTCACGTAAAGCGATGTTCCTCGCTAACATTTCGAACTGAAAATCAACCACACAAAAATCACCAGCTTGCTCAGGATTCAATCTAAATGCTTCCCGTGCAATCATACTACCGATTAATGTTTTACCACTACCTGGTCTACCTGCAATAACTGTTAAACTGTTCCACTCAAGACCGTTCATACTTACTTCGTTGAACTTCTGCCAAGGAGTCTTAATACTTCTAATCTCACCTGTTCTACGTTTCTCAGCATAATCCATAGCTTGCGCATATGCTTCTGAAACGTGGATAAATCCTAGGTCTTTGGGACTTTTTTTAGTCATAGCATGTAAAGATAAATAATTAATTTAAACTTTAAAAGTTTACCACAAGATTTTATCTTTCTTGTATTCAACTAGTTGTTTGTTCACTTTGTTAAACATGTCATTGCAATCCCATTCTTTGAGCTTTTGATAAGCTGCACTAGCAGGATGAGAACAGGTGATAACAGTGTGATGTTCTCCAATAAGTGGTTCAAAACTTTGCGCTTGTCTTCCTACAAGTACCCATATTAATCCTGACGTACGAAAATTAACCAAGTCAATAAGATACTCCATGAAAGGTTTCCATAGTTGGTAATGAGTTCCAATTTTGTTCAACTCAGTCGTTAACGCACTGTTTAACAAGAGTATACCTTGTTTTGACCATCTCCCCAAATCAATATTCTCAGGTTTATCTGCAAGCTGTTGATCTTCGATTGGTACTGTGCGCTCTACAGCTTTAAGGATATACCGCAAGCTAGCTTCAGGTTTCTGGGTATTGCTACAACTAAACGCTACACCATCAGCTACCATAGGTTGCGGATATGGATCTTGTCCAATAATAATCACATTCATTTCATCCACTGGACATAGCTCGAAAGCTCTGAATAATTGTTTTAGTGCGGGAGTAAACCTTTTACCGCTCTGATTGTCAGTTAATAGCTGTTCAATAATTCCTGTAAAATCATTTGATTTTAAGAATCCTCTAAGTAAGTCAGCCCAACCTGAAGATTCTAATTTTTCAATTAATTTCATTTGAATTTGTTCAACTGTTAAAGTTTTTGCTGTAAATTCGCTCATAAACTCTAAAGATTTAAATTATGAATAAGACTTATGTAAACGTAATCAAAGCTAATGCTCAGATTAACGTACCATTTACCACAAATGATGTTGCAGCATTGCAGGCTATTTTGCTGCGTCATATTAGTGGAACTATTAACTTAGACCCAGCAACTTTGGATACAATCGATACACTTTGTGCTCGAATTGACGATTTTGCTTGCGAACAACACCAAATGGAAACTAAAGAAATTGAATTCTAATGGATACTCAACAGAACCAAGAAGAGGTTAACAACATTCTCAGTAACACAGGAGTAGATCCAGATGCTGAAATTGATGTATTCATTGATAGCAAAATATTCACAGTCAAGATGTCTGGATTCTTTGCTAAGAGATTACAATCAATGGCAAACTGGATACTTACTACTCAGGAAACTGAAAAGGTGTTAGCTTCTTATGAGAACTTAGCTAAAAATCCTACAGACGTACCAACTGATGTTTTTGAGTTTAACTTGCAGACTTTATTAATACTGATGAAATCCGTAGAAGAGTCTGCTTTAGAGCAAGAAGCCACGGAAAAGTCTACATTTAGGAAGATGCAACAATCAATACAAGATACATCCGAAATCGTTACCAAGTTGGATGCAGACCTCGATAGCGAGGGATAATTGCTCCTTGCTACAATCAGCAAAACTTTTAACTACTTCGAGGTGTACACCTTCGTTGTCTTTTGTTTTGATGGTCAGACCCGCTTTACGCTTGACCTCCAACTTTACATCTTCAAAGGTATTACCTGTGCAATGGGAGAGTTCTCTGATAAGAGCATGCACCTTTGCTAGTTGTACTAAACTATGGTCATCTTTAATGACCTCATACATTGCGTTTACTTTATTCCCAGGTTTGAGGGAATGCAACATTCGATAAAACTTCTGTTCTTCTTTTGCTGATGAGGGAGACATTACCCCCTTTTCATCAACTGTGTAATTGATTATGGTATACATCTTTATAAGTAATTTTTCCAGAATCAAAATCTTCTAGTGCTTTTTTAACCCATAACTTATCTACTGTTTCATGATACATTAGTACATGAACGTGTGCTACCTCGTTAGGATTAAGTCGTAATACACGACCTATTCTTTGAGAGGACTTACGTTCATTACCATATGAATGTAGTATGATAGCGTGTTTAAGTTCGGGTATATTCACACCTTCGTTTAATTGTAGGACGCAGGATAGTTTGTCTATGCTACCTTGTTTGAATAACTCTAGATTTTCCAGACTGTCTGGATTACCGCTGTAATAACTATGTTCACACAGTCGGTCAGCTTGTTCTTGAGTGTTACAGAAAATAATACACTTACCTTCTATAGTTCGCAATAGGTTTTTTGCATAGGATTCTTTGCTTCTGAAATCCATCATTGCTCTCATTCTGCTGATTCTACACATCTGTTCCTCACTAGCATAGCGCGCATTGTCTATACGATTACTCCAGTACCAGTAACTATCAAACTCGCTGGTATTAAACTCTTTACCTTTTGTTTTGACTTTATGGTTCCTGAGTCTACCCAAGTTTACAGGATGGACAGTTATGCGATAATCATTTAGAATTTGATCAGTTACAGCGTCATCTGTGATATAGGTGTATTTGATAGGACAGAACTTCTCTACCATCTTACCTTTTTCACTATTAGCGTAACGTGGTGGTGTACCTGTAAGACCAACAATTTTACCCTTGTATGCACTTAACCACAAATTGTGGGTATCCAATAAGCTGTGACATTCGTCCAAGTATACGACATCATGTCTAGGTGATTGTTTACGAAGACTCAAGTATGTAGTAACTACCACACGGTCTTTGAGATAACCTAAACCAAACTTGTCCATGTCATCAAACCAACTATTAAATATCGTTCTTTTAGGAGTTACTACTAGAAAATGTGCATCAGCATTTTTGTATTTTAAGTACCAATCCATGTGCTTAAGTCCAATATAGGTTTTACCTACACCCATGGATACAGCAAGACCTACTTTATCATAAGTCTTAGCGACCTCTAAAGCTTCTTGTTGTATTTGCTCACGTTTAGAATTTGATGGGAGGTGGTTCTTCATCTGCTCTGTCTGAATTTAATACTTCCTCATCTACTGTACCAATAGCATCGTATGCATCTTCTAACGCACGACGAAAGTGTTTTGACCTAAACTCTGATGGACAATCCTCGTCTGCGTTGTTTGTAATATTGATTAACGCTCTATACACGTTATC